TTTGACCCATCCGACCCCCAAACCTTTTCAACAACCGAGGTATTTAATGTACTCAAAATAAGGAAAGTTAAGATAATTTGGTCTTTATAGTATCGTAAATAAACTTCATAGGGCCTTGATTCGTTTAACAATGGCTTTACTCCTGGCCACAATCAGCTTGAATATCCTTTTGTTTAGCAGCTTACTTTCCCCCATAAACTGACGTTTGGGCATCTTAAATGGTTTACCGACCTTAGGGGTTACCACTAATCCAAAGTTGTGGGTCGGAGCGTAGGGCACGTCATTGAATATCTGTACTCCGTTGGGGATTGCCTTGAATTGGATACCTCGTTTAAGGCGTGAGGTAAGAACCAAGAGCTTCCTGCCGGGGTCTTTGTTGTTTTTTCGTTTCTTCCAATTTCGGGCGGGCCGGTCGTTGAACCTATTGAGCTTGGTAAGTGAGACAAGGAACCAGTTTTTCCCAGCGTTACCTACTAATTTGGGCAGTATGTCAAACTCCCTTAAGAAAGCCTTTTTCAATTCAGGGAATCTCCAATCCCTATTTATCGCCATCGTTAAGCCTCTTTATTTCATTCTGCTTTCTTACGATCTCATTGCGTTGCATGATCAAGCGCTCATCACGTTCTGCTACTACTTGCTCCAAATATTCAGCGTAGCCCTTCCAGTCTTCCATGGAATCAAGGGAGCTATTCTTCAGGTATTCCTTTTGTAGTTCGCTAAGCTCCATTTCCTTTTAATTGGGCAGCCTTAAGGCCGGTGTTGATACCCTTATACTTGAGCGCCTTGTCCTCTAAGAACGTTGCATATTGTTGGGCCTCTGATACCTCGCTTGTTGCATCGTAGATAAACAGGGCTTGTAGTTGGGTTCTGGTCATGTGGTTATCATTTAGTTTGCCTCGCTGGCATTGGAAAGTTAAAATTGGTCGCGGCTATTGCCTTGAATCTATCCTTTACCCTTAGATAAGGGTGCTGTGGTGCAAAGATAAGCCTTTTCTTCCCCACATTAAAATCGAACAAGGGGCCAAGGTCGGGCAGCTTCTTATTCTTCAGGGGGGTAGACCTGGCGGATGTTTGTTGGGTAGCCTGACACCGACACCTGAAACCATTGGGCGGAAAGTATACATCCCAGAAAGGATCATTGACAGGCCTTGATATCTTGTTTAGGACTTGGTGTTCTGGCCTTACCCTGCTGTCCCCGATGGTCTGGTAGTTGAGGGTGGGGAAGATCTCCTCATCATCTTTGATATTGACCCAATCCCGAGCCCCTTCACTCATCCTTTGGGCTGTAATGAATTCGGTTTTTAACCATGGCTCCCTGAACTTTTTGAATATCCTTTCAGCCTCCTTTTTGAAATCAGCGAACGATCGGGTATTGCCAAGGGGATCGAAAAGCTGTAGGGACATTTCCAATGCCTCCTGATGGGATTTGGCCCCGGAGAAAACAAACACATTCTCCCTCAAGTCCTCCGCCAGCTTCAATATATCCCTCCTGTTGGTAGGCTTCCCAAATGATATCTCCATCCCCGTTTCAATGGCCTCTGTGAGCTTTTCTGCAATGACCTGATATGATTGGAAGTCCGGCCTGGAGGGTGTGATGCCCCCGGCAAATACACTGGTGATTATCCTATTCATATCCTGCTCATTGAACAGGTCATCAATCTCATCCTCTCCCTGACTTACAATATCAATAAAGTTCTCGCAGCAACCTATCTCATAAAGCTCATCTATAGATTTGAAGTATGTTTTGGAGTTTTTTAAGTCCTCCAGCATCCAACTTGGAAGGGTCGATGTTTTTGAGTTCTGTCCCATATTTGCTTTTGAAGTAATCAGCATCAAAACTGAATTGTTTGGAATTTAATAAGTCCAAATCTATCTTAAATTGATCCATCAGGGATAAGACCTCCTTATCATCGATCCGGAAAGAGTCGTGCTTTATCTTAAACCCCAAATCAATCATTCGGGGTATCAGCTTATCATTGACGTTGTAAAGCAAAAGGTTCTTATCGTCCAGGGTGAACATTTCCCTTGTCCTTTCGTGAACATCGGCCTGGGATAATGAGCTACCATCGTCCGTGGTCATGGTCTGCCCCAATATCACCTTGCTGTTGCCACTGTCAACGTACTTTAGGAACTCATGGTATACTTCGTGGGCATCCTCTTGCCTTGATGACATCAATTCCAGGGTATCGTTCATTTTGAGGATCACATAGTTTAGGGAGCCCATATCCTCCATTGTCGTTTCCAATCTCTTCCTCTCCCTGGGGTCTTTGGTTGAGGTATGCAGTACCCGGGTGGGTTGCCCAAACAATTCAGCGTAATCAGCCCAGAATTGCACCAGTGATTTCTTCATCAGGGTCAGGGGGGATATACCATTGAGCACGCCCAAGTCCTCGGGGTCTCCCTCTGCAATGACCTTGCCCCTGAATTCATCGTCATGCCAGTGGTGGCCATCGAAGGACTGCGGGCTGAATCTGATGATTTGTTCCTCGGGGAAATACAGCCTGTGGTCTATTAGCCTGACCCCCGGAGTCTCATTCACACCTACAAACTTGTTGTTGAATACATCGTTGAGTTGAATGACAGTAAACCCGAAATAAGGGGTCGATAGGATGTGCTTTTGGTAGAGGTTGAACCAGCTTGTCTTAAAGAAGGCGGTTGCAGTCTCATCCTCTGTGTTGTCATCGTTTACGATCTTGAAGCCAAGGGATGAGACTGATTTGGATCGTTGATTGATAACGCTCTGAAGGTGCAAGTCCAATGTAACATCCTGATAGATGGTGTACAGGTCATCACGGATAGGGTTCTGGGGATTCTCCGCGTTCTTTAGGGCCTTTCGCCACGTCCCGGCATCCTGCCTTACCCTGACTATTTGTTCCTTGAAAATATTCTCATCAATGGCCCCTTTTTGGGTGATGTTTGGCCTGATAACCTGCTTTATCTCAACCTTATTACCCCCGAATAAATCCCAAAATCCTGCCATTAGTACGTGTTTTTAGTTTTAGGAGTGAACCCGAAAGAGGTGTTATCCCCCTGGTCAGGGACTATCTCATCCCAATCTGTTGTTAGCTCCCCGCTCCTTACCCTCTCAAGGAACTTTTCAGCCTTCTCATCGTTGATCATTCTGTTTTCAGGGATGGTGTTCGGGGATAGTCGGGTTGATAGTCTGAACAGGGCCATGCCTCGCAGGGTCTCCACCAAATCCCTATCCCTGGCTGCCCCGACCTTGCTGAATAAAGCTACTATGTCGAATTTGTGCCTTAAGAAGTTCTTGGCCATGGTTTCAGCGTCATCAATGGCCGTGGTGATTATGTCATCGTCCTGGCTGGTTATGGAATCCAGTTCAACAGACTCAATATCCTGCAATACATCTGATTTATCTATTAGTGGCATGTGTCATTCGTTTGGTAGTTCTTCAAGGGGCGTGTTGTCAAGGACGAACTGATCATCAGTAAGGCCGTTGTCAGTGAGGTAGGCGAAGTCCTCAATGGCGCTGTAATCAGGGTCATTCTCGTTGGTTCGTTCGGCCCCTACCTCTGCCACGACCAAGGCCCTTTGTGTAGCGTTTAGCTTTACATTGGTTACCTCATTGAGGCCCCAGTCCCTGTTACCATTGTTCAGGTAGGCTGTGTCTTGAAGTATTTTAAGGGTGCTTACGGCCATCTGGTTATAAATTCATGGATCATTTCCAAGGCCCTTTGATCCGATAATTGAGGGTTAATAACCTTGGTGGATAGCATCATTATGATGTGCATCTTTAGTTTATTGGTCATGGTTGAAACCTTATGTAAGGTATTTCTCCTTCGGGTAATATTCAGCCTTCATGATCGGGGATTCATATAGGCCAGGAGGCCCCTTTGGGCTTGTGTCTAACTCTGGCCTTTCCATGAATTCATTAAAGTCCCTAAGCCTCTTGGACAGCTCCATTTCCATTCTTCATCACTGATGCTACCTTGCTGGTAGTCCTCTAAATCTAGTCCAATGGCTGCTATTGCTCCTTTTGCGTTCATTCGTCTGGGTGGTTAGGTTCTGAAGCAAACCCTAGGGTAACCTCAATTGAGCGTCCTGATTCACTGTATTTCATATCCTTGGTTTCAAGTCCAATGCATTCTATGATCCCCACGACCACATCAATGAATTCATCGTCTGATAACAAACTATTATCCCTGTCGCTCAACTTTGATTGTATAAGGTTGCTTGCCGTGGTTGTGGTTATCATTCGTCGGGGTGGTTAAGGTTAGGGTGTAAGGTATTTCTCCTTCGGGTAATATTCAGCCTTCATGATCGGGGATTCATATAGGCCAGGAGGCCCCTTTGGGCTTGTGTCTAACTCTGGCCTTTCCATGAATTCATTAAAGTCCCTAAGCCTCTTGGACAGCTCCATTTC